GACTACATAGACCAGGCCGGCAAGCTGGAGGAACTGACCGACCAGCTGTATGAAGGGCTGACGGGCATTTCATTCGACGGTATGTACAGCAGCTTCATCGACAACCTGATGAACATGAAGTATGGCGCGAAGGATGCGGCAGAGGATATATCCGAGTACTTCATGCGGGCGATGCTGAGCAACAAGATCGGTGAACTGTACAGCGACAAACTGAAAGGCTGGTGGGAGAAGTTCGGCAAGGCGATGGAGGACAACGAACTGACCGAGGCGGAACGGAACGCGCTGACCGAAGAGTACATGCAGTATGTGGACGAAGCCCTTGCCCTGCGTGACAACCTGGCGGCAGCCACGGGCTACGACAAGACCGAAGCCGGCGGCACCAGCCAGAGTGCGAAAGCGGGCGGCTTTACGGCCATGACGCAGGACCAGGGTACGAAGCTGGAGGGCATGTTTACCAGCGGGCTGCAGCACTGGAGCAGCATGGATGACCGGCTGGAAAGTGTGGCGGAGAAGATGGACACGGCCGAAGGCCACCTGGCCCGGATAGCCGAGAACACCGGTGTGAGCGCCGGACACCTGGGCGAACTGAAGGAAGTGATAAAGAAAATGATACGTGACGGACTAAAAGTGAAGTGATATGGGCAATATACTGAGCGGACTGGTGCTGGTGAACGGCACGGACATCTGGACGGAATACGGCGTGTTTCTGGTGGAAGACCGGCGCGGGGGCATGGAGAACCTGACGGCCATCCTGACCCCGAGCAAGGCCAAGAAGGATACCGCCGTGGACATACGGGAAGAGCACGGGGAAAAATACAGTGTCGTGCTGACCCCACGGAATGAGGCGCGGGACGTGACGCTGCACTTTGCGCTGTACAACAAGACCCAGGCAGGCTGGATGAAGCAGTACTTTGCCTTTGTGAATTTCCTGAAGCAGGGCAAGGAGGGCTGGCTGGACATCCGTTTCCCCCAACTGGACCTGCAGCTGCGGGTGAAGTATGCCGACTGTACGAAGTTCACCCCGCTGACCTATCTGTGGACGGAAGGCGTGCATGCCGGAAAGTTCCGGGTAAAGTTCCGGGAACCGAAACCGATTATATAACCATTTAAATGACGTTCAAATATGCTTCTAACGATATATGACAAAGCCGGGAACAAGCGTGCGGATGTGGCCGTGAACGACAGCTCGACGCAAAGCAAGGAGGTGCAGGGAGACAATGTGCTTTCCCTGTCGTTCAGCTATTATGCCTTCCTGCCCTTGGACGTGAACGACTACACGGACTATCTGGGCGAACGGTACCGGCTGACGGAACGCTACACGCCGAAGCAGGTGAACGATGGCGAGTGGGACTATGACCTGAAGCTGTATGGTGTGGAGAGCTTGATCAAACGGTTCCTGGTGCTGGAAACGACAGACGGGGACACGAACCCCCTGTTTACCCTGACGGCGACACCCCGCGAGCATGTGGCGATGGTGGTGAAGGCTATCAATGACGGCATGGGCCACACGACCGACTGGAAGGTGGGTACGGTGGAAGGTACGGAGCTAATCACGATAGACTACGAGGGGATGTACTGCGACGAGGCGCTGAAAGCCATTGCCGAAAAAGCCGGCGGCAAGGTGGAATGGTGGGTTGAGGGGCAGACTGTGAACGTGTGCCGCTGCGAGCACGGGGAAGAAATCACCCTTGGCTATGGCAAGGGGCTGACCTCCCTGGAAAGAGATACGAGCAACACGGCCAAATTCTATACGCGCCTGTTCCCGGTAGGCTCGACCCGCAACATCGATGCGGAGAAATACGGCAGCCCGCGTCTGATGCTTCCCGGCGGCAGGAAGTACATCGAGCAGGGCGTGGATGAATACGGCATCTATGACCATTACGAGCAGGATGCCTTCAGCGGCATCTTCCCCCGTCGGGTCGGTACGGTAAGCTCGGTTCGCAGCGAGGAGGTGACGGACGATGAAGGAAACAAATTCACCGTCTATTATTTCCGGGACGGGGAACTGGACTTTGACCCCAACCAGTACGAGCTGGCGGGTGAGACAAAACGTGTGTCGTTCCAGACGGGCGACCTGGCCGGGCTGGGAGAAAGCGATGACCACTACTTTGAGGTGAACTACGACAGTGCGGCAAGGGAATTTGAACTGATTACCATCTGGCCCTACGATGACGACACCCAGCTGCCGGGCGGCAAGCTGGTGCCCCGGGCAGGCGACACCTATATCCTGTGGAACATCCGGATGCCGGATGAGTATTACCGGCTGGCCGAAGAGGAATTTGCGGCAGCGGTTGAGGAGTACAACCGGGACCACTGGCTGGACATTGCCGCTTACAAAGCCCCGACAGACCCGGTGTACATGGAGGAGCACGGCATAGACCTGTTTGTGGGCAGACGGGTGAAGCTGGAGAGCCGGAAGTATTTCCCGGAAAAAGGCTACCGTCAGAGCCGTATCACCAAGATCATCCGCAAGGTGAACGAACCCGGGCAGATGGACATCGAGATAAGCGATGCGCTGCAGGTGGGCAAGTTCGACAAGGTGACGGACAGCATCGGTGCGCTGAAAAGCTATACGAAATCAAAGACGGAAGGCGCTGCCCTTCCGGACATCATACGAAGCTGGGACAAGACGCTGCCCACGGACAACAACCTGTTTTCCGCCAGGCGCAGCCAGAAAGAGTTCCTGAGCAAGAACCAGCCGGACACAGCCAAAGAGTCCATCCGCTTCCTGAAGGGTGTGAGCTTTGGCGAGGCTGCCGGCGGCAAGCCCTGCGGCATCGTGGACGGTGAGGGCAATGCCGAGTACCTGACCGCCGTGATCCGCGAACTGCTTCGCAGCACGGAGTTTGTGGACGGGCTGACCGGTGAGGGCTGGCAGCTGTGGATTGACCAGCTGACGGGACTGACGAACCTGACGGTGGACAAAGTGACTGCCCGGCAAAGTCTGGTGGCGCTGGAACTGCTGATCGAGAAGGTGCGCAGCGTGTGCGGCCAGCTGGTGGTGTCCGCTGCCAACGGCAAGATCAAGGACGTGGTGAAGCAGGGCGACAACTACCGCATCGTGTTTGAGCAGGAATCGGGTTTTGTGGCCCATGACCTGATGCGCTGTGCGGTTACGGGTGGTAAGAAACTAAAAGCATACTGGGTGGAGGTGGCCTCGGTGATAGCCGGCGGTGTGCTGGTCCCGGTAAGCGAGTTTGGCGGGGTGAAGCCGGAGGCCGGCGATGAGTGCGTGCTGATGGGCAACACGGAAAACCCGCTCCGGCAGAACCTTATATCCATTGCGGCCACGGAGGACGGACAGCCCCGTATCGACATTCTGGACGGTGTGAAGGCCAAGAACTTCAACGGCTGCCTTCGTTGCCGGCTGGGTAAGCTGGACGGCATCAGGAGCAGCGCTTTCCCGGCAGACAACCAACCGAAGGGAAACGGCCTGTATGCCGACAACGTGTGGCTGAAGGGTACGTTCGTGTTGATGACGGGCGAGGACATCCTGACGCGGTTTGAGATAACCGAGGGGAAAATCCATTCAGCCGTGGAAAGCTTGCGCAAGGAAATACGCGAAGAACAGAGCTATCTGGACAACAGCAGTTTTGCCGACGGCATGGACAAATGGAAGACGGGCAGCAAGGCTACGCTGTTCACCCTGGGCGGACGCTGGATCTGGGCGAACGGCGGTCCTTACGGTACGAAGCCGGACGGGCATGCCGAGATACGGACCGACGGCAAGGTGCCTTATGCCTATATCCGGAACAGCTATATCATGCAGAAACTGGAGGATTTCCGGCTGGTACCGGAGTACCGGCAGACGAACAGCCAGGGCGAACGGGTGCCCGGCGTGGTGTATCTGTCCTTCAGCTACCGGGTCATCAAGGCCGGACGGTTGAAAATCGAATTTGTGGGTGCTGACAAGACCGGGTTTGAAAACTTCAACATGTTCGGCCATGAAGAGGACCTGCCCGTTGGCGGCGAGAAGATGTTCACGCTGGACGGCCTTTGGAACGGTACGGGAGACTTCAAGCTGTCGTTTACGGGCGTGATTTACATTTCGCTGCTGGTATTCTCTACCAACAAGGCGGACGCACTGGCCTATAAGTACCGTACACTGTTCGAACAGAGCGACCGGCTGGTAAAGATTTCAGCGGCGGTCTTCGACAAGGACGGTAATGCGCTGAAAGAGACCGGGCTTGTCATAAAGCCTGAAGGTTCCGGTCTGTATGCGCAGGACAATACAGGAAAGATTGCCCTTATCGGGGTGAGCGTGGAGGAAGAGGACGAGTACGGCAAGCCCGTGAGTAAAATCAAGCTGACCGCCGACCATATACAGCTGGAGGGGCTGGTGACGGCCAACGGCAACTTCAAGATACTGGAAGACGGTAGCATCGAAACGAGAAACGGCAAGTTTACCGGTGAAATCGATGCGAATACCGGCAAGATAGGCGGGTTCAGCATTTCGTACGGCCGTATCGGGATTGACCGGGAAGGGAACAGCAAGGGGATGTACCTGTATGACACGCTGATCGGTTTCAACGGGGATGGCATGCAGTCCATTGTCGGTACCTGGTCAGACCTGGGAATGCCCCTGCTGGGGAGGTTCATCAATACGCGGGGCGACTATGTGAACTACGGACTGGTGTTTGACGTGTCCGGAAGTACCAGCAACCGGAACTATGCTTTTGTGGGCAAGGGAGACGGTATATTGAAGGGGGTGGTGGAAGGGTTCAGGCTGAACTGGCTGGAATTCAGCCAGGCGCAGGAAGCCAGATACATCAATCTGAACAAGGGCAAATATGTGGAAGTGGTCGCCAACTACAACGATTGCGTGGTGATGCTTCCACGGCTGGCGGATTTACGCATCGCCCTGGGCTTGGGGGCGGACTCGACATCCGACCTTGCCGTGCGGCTGACAGTGGTGAAACGCGGTGGAGTGAGCGTGAAGGTTTACGGGCGCACCGACCACTTTACGGTTAACGGGCAGTCCGTGAACAACGGGCAGCACCCCTACTTGCGGGACAACAACTTCGGGAATCTTCAATGTTGGGAGATGGCCAACGGGGATGCGGCGGAGTTCCTGCTGACATTCAGCGCGAACGAATACAATGCCTATACAGTGAGTATTCATCGATAAAAGACAATACGGATATGAAAAAATTGAACTTCAAGGAATTCAGGATTCCGTCCGGTATCAGCCGGACGGACTGGCAGACAATGGACGTGCGGGAGCAGGTGGCCGACCTGCTGTATACCCATGCAAACGGCATCAAGGCGCACCGGCTTGCCTTCAAGATACTGGACAGTACCGGGGACGAGGAATACAGCGAAGAGGAGACCGGCATGGTGCGGTATGTGATAGAGCAGTTCTGTCTGCCCTGCGTGATTGACGGACTGAATGAACTGCTGCAGGCAGGGAACAATAAAAACGAATGAGTATGGCAGAAATGACACAAGAAGAACTGGTTCAGGAAGTGCTGAACCAGGTACTCCAGAGTTCGACCGGCGTGGAGGACCTGGAGACCGTCACCTCGCTGAGCGGTGTGAAATCACTGCCCGGCGAGAAGGACGGCAAGATGGTGAACGTACCCCTGGAACTGATAGGGAAGCCTGCGAGCGATGCCGCCGCCCGTGCCGAGGCTGCCGCCAAGAAAGCGGAAGGAGCCGTAGCCGGACTGGAGGAAAAGACCCAGGCCGCCACGGAAGCGGCCACCAAGGCCAACGAAGCGGCAGCCAAGGCAGAAAACGCCGCTGCCAAGGTGGAACAGACTACGGCAGCAGCCGTCGGCGGGGCTACCGCACGCTTTTCCTCATGGATGGAAACAGGCAATGTCTTGCCTGACAAGAGTACCAAACCGGGCGGCAGCGTAGTGTATGTAGCGGATGCCGGGAAGTTCGCCTACCACATGGACTCCACCCTGTACGGGGACTGGGATGTGGCGGGTGTGCCTCCTGCCGGCATGTTCATGAATGCGGACCGGACAGCCATCCTGCCGGACAAGCTCTACCTGCTGGGTGATGCCGTATATACCGGAACAGGAGGCAGCCTGAGACTGCTGGCCTACCGGCATGAGGTGATGAGCGGGGAAGCTTACGAGGCACTGCAGGACAAGGATGCGAATACGCTGTATCTGATTTATGAGGAGGATTGACGATGATAACCATAGGCGGTAAGGAAATAACGGCTGCGTATGTGGGGAAACGCGCCCTGTCGGCTGTCTATGCCGGGGCAAGACTGGTATGGTCTGCGATAAGCAGCTGTTTCGGACTTGGATACTGGAAAGGCGACGAGCCGTGGAACGGGTCGGACGCATGGAACGGCAGCAGTAAAACTGATAAATGAATGATTATTATAAAAGGACAGTATTATGGCAAAAAGGAAAATAAGCGGAATCATCAACGCGACTGAACATCCGATGAATCTTGAAACACCGTGGAACCAGAAACAGCCGGACGGCACCTATCATGCCTATGCCGGGGACGATGTAGAAGCGTTTCTGAAGAAAGAGCTGTCAAACCGTACCCCTACCGAGGAACTGGTGAGCGGCGAGACGAAACCTCCTACATCCGGAACGGTGTTCGATGCGATGGTGGGTACGGTGACGGACGTGGATGTGCAGGACAGCGAGGACGGCACCCAGTACGTGATGACCGTCAAGCAGAAGGACAACCAGGGCGGCGAAAGCTCGAAGGAGGTGCGCTTCTCGAAGTACACTGACGACGACAAGGTGGTGGTGAACATTGACCTGACGGACAGCGGCGGCGCGGGACTTCCCTCGCAGCAGTACCTGGCACTGGGAAGCGGCTTTGTGGTGAAATACTCCGTGGGCGTGGGTACTGCCGGTGGCGGTACGGTGGACGGCTACAGCGACCTGAAAGCCCGCGTGATTGTGAAGCGCGGTTCGACTGTGATCAGTGAGTTCCAGGATGCGGAATTTGTGGGTGTGACAGCCGGACAGAGCTACACCTTTGACGCATCGCCCTACCTGAAGGATGCCACCGCCTATACCGTGCAGGTGGAGGCGCAGGCTACCTACCAGGGCGGCACGCTAATGAAGACAGCCACGGGCAAGGTGACCATGGTGGCCATGACGTTGGAGACGACTTACTCGGTGGGCAACGGACTGTCCGACGGCGGGTACCGGAATGACGTGAACATCCCCTTTACGGCCAAGGGTACGAGCGGCGAGAAGAACATCTACTACCGTGTGAACGGCGGCCAGGCTTTTACCCTCGGTCTTTCGGCCGGCAGCGGGGTGCAGCAGAAGAACGTGACTATCCCGCTGACGCAGATGCAGGAAGGTACGAACGTGGTGGAAGCTTACGCACAGCATGAGAACTCCGGTGTGGTGAGCCAGGTGCATTACATTACGCTGCTGAAGGCTGGCGGCGGTGTGACGGCCTATGCCGGCATGATGTTCAGCCACCGCGCGGCAGGGTTCCAGCGAGAATGGAAACGCCCGGTGCTGGAGGCAGAGCAGTTCACGGCATGGAGCTTTTCGTATGCCGGTTATGACCGCGATGCGTACACGGCCCGCGTGAAAGTAACGAACCAGGGCAGTGTGGTGAAGGAAGACCTGCTGCAGCGCGGCGAGACCGGCAGTTACGGGCGGACCAACGTGAACGTGGAACCGCTGGACTACCGCGTGTCGTGCGGTGATGCCGTTCTTGAGGTGCGGGTGAACACCGCATCGCACCCCGACATTGAAGCCACGCTGGCACCGGATGCCGTGTGTACGTTTGACGCCTTCGGGCGCAGCAACACGGAAAACAACCCGGCCAGCTGGGTGAGCGGTGACAAGCGCATGGAGATCCGGGACGTGCTGTGGAGCGTGAACGAATACGGTGCAGGAAGCGGCTGGCACAAGGACCGCCTGCTGCTGGCCGGCGGTGCAGGCATGACCCTGACCGCCGACGGTGGGTACCGCCCCTTCAACGAAGCGGACAAGCCGGAGGGATTTGCCATCCGTGACGTGGGCATGACGCTGGAGATTGAATACAGCACGGCCAACGTGACGGACACGAATGCCGAGCTGATCACCTGTCTGGGGCAGCTGGACAACGGCAACCGGTACGGGCTGATTGTGACCCCGGAAGAGGCCAAGTTCCTGACCGGCGTGGTGACCGAGGCGATGGATGCCGGACAGGTGCTGCGCTATGAGGACTCGGTGGGTACGAAGTTCCAGCCGGGCACGAACATCCGCATTACCTACGTGTTCTACCCGAACGTGCAGACGAACGAACAGCGCACGCTGATTGGCTTCTATGTGAACGGTGAAGAATCGGCAGCTTCCAAATGGCTGGACAAGGTGAACTTCAACATCCAGAGCCAGCTGGAGTTCAAGTCAACGGGTGCCGACCTGAACGTGAAGAGTGTGCGCATCTACAACAAGGCGCTGACCTCGGACGAGGTGCTGAACAACTACATTGTGGACCGCAACCACCTGGAAGATGCCGACGGGGAACCGGGCGTGCGTTCGCTGGATGAGGACAACCGCGTGCTGAACGAGGGGGACACGGTGAGCATGGAGAAACTGATGGGACTGATGAAGAAACGCCGGAACTCGATCCTGGTACTGATAGGCACGGGCAGCGTGGGCAGTGAAGTGCCGAGCGAGAGCGACACGCTGAATGTGATGGATGCGCTGGCCCAGCTGAACAACAAGAAGGCCAACAAACTGTGCCGGGAAGTGAGATTCTACAACGGCGAGAACCGGGCGCTGGACTGGATAGCCCGTGACATATATCTGCGTATTCAGGGTACCAGTTCGGTGAACTATGCCCGCAAGAACCTGCGCTTCTACTTCCAGAAGACAGCCAGCGGTTACACGGCACGGATGACCTACGGCGAGATAGACGGCAACGGGCAGCAGAGCAACCCGACAGCAACGGAGGGCAAGAAGAACCTGTTCCGGTTGCGGGGCAACTCGGTGGGCGCGAAACTTGCCTGTGCGAAATGTGACTTTTCCGACTCCTCCATGACGACCAACACGGGCGGTGCGAAGTTCATTCATGACGGCATGAAGGAAATGGGAATCCTGACCCCTGCCCAACAGTATGCCGCCGACCATGCAGATACGTGCAAGGAAGATATACGCTCGGCCATTGACGGCTTGCCCTGTGACCTGTTTGTGGCCAAGAGCGTGGATGAGGATCTGACCTATTACGGTCAGTATAACATGAACAACGAGAAGAGCGACAGCTACCCGATATTCGGTCAGGACAAGACTATCGGCGGCGAGCAATGGGGAACCGGCGACACCCTGAACTACCTGCAGGCGAACGGCGACCAGCCGAAGGAATACCTGCCCATCTGCATCGAGACGCTGAACAACTCGAATGACCTGTGCCTGTTCCGATGGCTGCCGTCCACGGAGCCCGACCATACGGACTTCATGGATTTCAACTTTGACGGCGGTTTCGAGTTCAACCACCCGAAAGACGTGTTCTGGAACGACGGCGGTGGAGATGCCGAAGAAGAACCGAACATCAAGGAACACTTGGGCACCGGTGACAAATATGACAAGATGTACAAGGCCCTGGACCGCATGATGGGCTTCCTGTATAGATGCGTGAAGGAAACGCCTGCCGGCAAGAATCTGACCTATAACAGGGAGTCGCACACGTTTGACGGGGTGGACTATGAGGATGACGGCAACAGGTTCCCGACTGCGAAATGGGTGAGCCCGACCTTCAGGAAGGAAGCCGGGAAGTATTTCAACCTGCCCAACCTGGCTGCCTACTACCTGTATGTGCAGTTCAACCTGGGCGTGGACCAGCTGGCAAAAAACATGCTGGTGCGGACGTGGGACGGTGTGATGTGGTGGATAACCTATTACGACGGGGACTGCCAGCTGGGTTCGGACAACAAGTCGTTCCTGACCGGGAAGTATGACGACAACCGGCAGACGAAGCGCGACGGTGCCTACGTGATGCAGGGACACAACAGCTGGCTGTGGAACCTGATACTGGGCAACATGGGCAATCTGCTGGAGGAAGTGATGACCAAGGGCGTGAACGGCGGTACCAGCTTCATGAGCGCCTTCAGTATCCAGAAAGCCATTGACCATTTCGATACCGAACAGATGAAGAAGTGGTGCTCACGCCTCTATAATAAGTCCGGCATCTTCAAATACATCTACCCGTTCCTGAACGAAATGCCGGTGGGTGCGGACGGCGCGAAACAGACCTATCCACAAATCTACGGCCTGAAGGGTTCGTTGAAAGCGCACCGGAACTACTTTATCCAGCGCCGGTACGACTTGAAGCAGGTGGAGTACGGCTATGTATCTACGCTGGGTGCCCAGTTCTACCAGAGTACGGCATCGCTGGACAAGGCTTATAAGCTGAAACCGATGCAGTACCGGCTGACCATCCCGTACCGTGTGCAGTTATCTACCAGCAACGGCGTACAGGCTGACAGCGGCGTGGTGGATGCAGACGTGCTCCACTCCCTGCAGCTGACCCGTGCCTTCGGTGAGAACGACCCGCTGAAGATAGTGGGTGCGGGCAAAATCAAGGAACTGGTGTGGCATGAGGATGCGTTCGCCATCGGCTTCAACTTCGGTCTGCTGACCTCGTTGGTCAAACTGGACATGAGCGTGGAGAAAGCCAGCGGTTACCGGAACGGCTCGTTCATGGCTTCGACGAACGGGATGCTGCTTTTGGAAGAAGTGAATATGCGGAATAACCTGTTGGCCCGGAACGGGGACAACGGAAACGTGGCCACCCTGGACCTGAGCTGGCAGGGGCGTCTGAAGAAACTGGATGTGAGGGGTACGGGGCTGACCCGAGTGAAACTGGCCACCGGTGCGCCCGTTGTGCAGTTATGCCTGCCGGACACGATTGAGGAACTGTTCCTGGAGTATCTGACCAAGCTGCAGGACAGCGGCCTGGTGCTGGAAGGCATCAACAACGTGCGGGGTTACCGCTATACCAACTGCCCCGGCATTGACGGGTTTGCCATGCTGGAACGCCTGCATCAGGCCAAACTGAACGGCAGCGGCAAGCTGGAGCGCTTTGTGCTGGAGATAGACCGGGAAGACGACGGAAGCCTGCTGAAGAAGTATTTTGACTACGGAACGTACACGCAGACGGGTGCCGTGGATGACAGGCATTCGGGACTGAGGGGCAAGCTGACCCTGACGAAGTATCTGGCTGATGAGGAACTGGAGAAGTATGCCGCCCGTTATCCGGAACTGACCATCAAGCAGCCGCCCTATACGATGATTGAGTTTGACGACAGTGTGGCCGACGATGCCAACATTTCGAACCTGGACAACAAGACGGGGTACAAATACGGCAATACGTACAAAATGAGCGGGCATGTGAATGCCATCCTGTCCAAGCGCCACCGCGTATTGGCTAAGGTGACCAAGATGCCTACGAGCCGGAAGGTGGATATGGCCGGGCAGCAGGTGGATGTGAACAACCCGGACGGGGAGATGACCTATTTCCCCCTGCATGACGAAAGCTCGAACTTCTATGCCGATGCGGAGGATATGAACGATTGCACGGTGGCGAAGCTGGACGGCAGCGAGGGAGACTGGATGATGTATGAGCCGTTCTACTGGAGCAAGGGTATCAACGACTATCTGAACAACAAGAAGTACGCCTGCTACAGCAGCTACCCGGAGGACGAAATGCCCCCTGTTCCGGAGGCGACAGTACTGACGCTGGATGCCATCAAGGAAACGCAGGGCGGCTGGCTGGGTGAACGCAAGATCATGAGCGGAAAACCTACGCTGATGGAATCCTATACGACTGACAAGGCTTATTCGGTATGTAAGGTGGATGTATCCGGCTACAGACGTGTCCGCTTTCCGAGCGTTCCCGGTACGGGGCTTATCGGCAGTGTGTTTGTGGATGATGCAGGAAACATCCTGAAGAGCATCGTGGTGCCGACCATCGGCTTGAAGTTTGAGGCCGGCATGTATCTGATAGCGGACGTTCCGGAGCGTGCGACAGCCCTGCATTTCTCCATTCTGAACACGGCTGAGTTTGACCATGTGGTACTGAGCAACAGCGACAAGATAGAAGACATGGAACCGGATTGGGTGGCCAATGAGGAGCATCTGTGTGCCGTAGTGGGCAGTTCAGTAGTGGGAAGCAAACTGCGTGCCTGCATCACCGGAGCTTCGACCACGGCAAGCATGACCTGGACAGACAACCACTATTACAGCCAGCAGCGTGGTATGCAGCAGATAGATGCGCTGATGCACAGCCGCATTGCGAATCTGAGCTATGCCCGTTACGGGCGCAGGGATATGCAGGAACAGTGCGGTGCCGGACAGCATACCAACAACCGCACAACAGGCGGAACGGCAGAGCATGGGATGACGGACACCATCGGCTACGATGAAGCGTATGTCATCAACAACAAAATCACGAATTCGCTGATTGACGGGCTGGTGCACCAGTATGCCTGGTATAAGAGTCGGGACGAATACGGACAGGCGACTGTGGTGCAGGTGAACAACATCTGCTGCCTGGGCTATGAGGACATCTACGGCAACAAGTATGACATGATGGACGGCGTGGATCTGCCGAACGACAGCGGCAACGTGGGCAAATGGCGCATCTGGATGCCGGACGGCACGGTGCGCTGGGTGCAGGGCAAAACGGCCAGTGACCAATGGATAACAGGCGTGGCACACGGCAAGTATATGGACATGGTTCCGGTGGGTAATCTGAACGGATCTTCTTCTACTTACTATTCCGATAAGTATTGGATAAGCACCGCCACAGTCCGTGTGGTCTATCGCGGGTGCTACAGTGCGGACGCGAGTGGCGGTGTATCGAGTGCGAATGCG